TAGTCCTGAACCGTAGACTTCAAAGTCGCTAATGTAAAGCTCATGATGTAGTTACCTCCACAGATCCTACATTAGCACTTATTGCAAATGTTTGCAAAGTTGTACCTAAAATACCATCGCCCACATTCGTATACATTGTGAACACGGTGTTATCGTGGCCGTCCGAAGATGGATCTGGCCGCGACTCTTTTAAAGCCTGGGGGTCAATAGGGGTAGGCTTTCTCATAAGCTGGGGGTGCTTTGGGCTCCACTGATCTGGACCTACCAGCAAACCATCCCAGGTCTTCTTCATGTCTTTGAGCTTGTAACGAAAGCCTGTGATGTCACAGATCCCGTATGCTCTTCTGTCAGATGCGAACGCCATTAGGCAATGTTATACCCACGCAGATCAGGGGCGATTCTAAACGATGCACGCTCTTCATCTTGCGATAGTGCTCGATCAAACTCTTCCTCATACATCTGCTTGAGCATTCCTACTTTTTCGGGCGCTTTCTTGATAGCCATATAATACGCTAGTCCAGCAGCCAGGCATGGGTAGAACCGGAAAGGTAAATCCATAGTATTGGCGCCGACTCCCGCATCATCCATTCTGGATAGTACGTTGCAGTACACAGTGTACTTCCCACTCTGATCGGGTGCAGGCCAAACCGTAATGGTTGGGCTCAATGTCTTGTTGACGTAAAACTGGTTAGGCTTGCCAGTTGTTGACTTAGTTGCCAGGTGAGAATATTCCGCCCTGGACATCCTGCTAAGCGGCACATCGGTTACCTGGCTGCCGATTGTCTCTCTAATGAAGACATCAAGCACATCAATAGTTGCGGTTGGGTTTACAGCATCAACGTCATACTGAACCGTGTCGGCAACCATAGGTAGCGCTTTCTGGGCAACGGTCCACTGGTTTAATCCCCTATTTGCCCACTCGGCCAACATAAGGTTAAGGGACCGATTGGCGGACTTGAGATCATAACCAGTACGCAGCTCCAGGCCGCATCTTTCAAAGGCCTCCTCTACATACTCAGCTACATCGAGCTCAAATGTTTTAGTTCCGCTAACAGCCATTAGGGTCTCCGCAGGTTATTCTTTCCAATGTTAGGCATACCGCCGCCCTTCATTCCAATAGGCTTCATCTTACCACCGCCCATCTTGCCCTGCACTCTTCCATACAAACCGCAGTTGCTGCTTGAGGGAGCTCGTTTGTTTTTGGTGGCAGCTCCGCCCATGTTCATACCCATAGCCTTCTTAGCTGCAGCTTTACCCGCTTTGGTGTACGGGAATTTTTTTCCATTTACGTTTGGCATATTATCTTCCTCGTCTCGTTCGTTTATCAGTAACCCTACCTCTTGGCGCCGGCCTCTTAGTCGTCGTCTTCTTAGGTGGAGCCGACTTAACAGGCTTAATTGGAGCCTTCTTAGGAGGCGCTGTCTTCACCGGAGCTCTTTTAATAGGAGTCCTCTTGGGCGGCGGTGGCGTCTTCACTGTCCGCCTTTTAGGTGGCAGTTTTTTCTTAGGTGGATTTGGCACCGTAGGAATTGAAATTGGTCGCCCTGGAGGTCTAACCGGCATAATTGTTCTTGTCGGTGGCTGTGGTGCAACCGGCATAATTGTTCTTGTCGGTGGCGGTGGAGTCTTAACCGTTTGCCTTGTTCTTGTCTTCGGCAGCGGGGTTGCACGCCCGTCTCCAATTCCAGTTAAGTTGCCTGGTAATGTGTCGGTGTTTATCTTAACGCCTGGCACTATGCCGGTTCCAGGTAGCATAGGTGGAACCTCAGCAGCTGGAATTCCGGTTGGGATTGTTGATCTCAGGTTTTCTATCTGCCTGCGAATAGCACTGTCATCAAACTGCGGAATCTCGCGTTCAGAAATCTGATTAACTCTTCCACCAAGATCTCGGATTCTGGCTTGGATATCACTCGCATCAAACTGCGGGATCTCACGATTAGCCAGGGCATCTATTCTTGACTGAATAGCGCTATCATCAAACCTGGGAATCTCCCGCTCAGAGATGGTGTTTACTCTGCCGCCAAGGTCTCTAATTCTTGCCTGAATAGCACTGTCGTCAAACTGTGGGATCTCACGATTAGCCAGGGCGTCTATTCTCTGATTAATTGAGCTTGCGTCAAACTGTGGGATCTCACGCTCCGAGATATTGTTTACTCTTCCACCTAGCTCACGAATTCTTTGTTGAATAGCGCTATCGTCAAACTGTGGGATCTCACGCTCAGATATCTTATTTACCCTTTCACCCAAGTTTCCAAATCTTCCGCCTAGCTCTGAAATTCTTTGTTGAATGGCACTATCGTCAAACTGTGGGATCTCACGATTAGCCAGGGCATCTATTCTTTGATTAATAGAGCTTGCGTCAAACTGCGGGATCTCACGCTCGGATATTCGATTAACTCTTTCACCCAGGTTTCCAAACCTTCCGCCCAACTCTGCAATTCTTGCCTGGATATCACTGGCGTCAAACTCAGGTACTGCAGCAACCGCAGCCTCATTAGCCGCAGCCTTAGCTCTAGCGTCTTCTGCAGCCTGTCTTGCTGCAGCAATATTTGCCTGCACGCTTCTAGGGTCAAAGCCCTCGAACCGCCGTCCCAAGCCACCAACTTCGTTTTGCATGGCATCAATTCGTGCCTGCAAATCGGGGTCTACTGCTGGAGTATTTTCAATGGCAGCCGCATTATTTGCTGCGGCTTCTTGCGCTGCTGCAATGCTGGCTTGTATCGCCGCAGGATCAAAGTTACCAAACCGTCCAAACTCTCCCTGGAGAGCGTTGATTCTTTCCTGGATATCTGGGTCTATGTTAGATACAACCGCCGCGTTAGCCGCTGCTTGTTCTTCTGCCGCCCTGGCTGCTTCCTGTGCTGCTGCAATTCTTTCTTGCACAGCTGCAGGGTCAAACCCACCAAAGCGTCCTTCAAACCCACCAAAGCGTCCTTCCATGGCGTCAATTCTAGCCTGAAAGTCAGCCATTCTTTGAGCTTCGGCTTCTTCAGCTAAGCGCTGAGACTCTGCTTCTGCTGCCATCTGTGCAGCCGCTGCTTCTGCTGCTGCCGCTTCTTGGGCTGCCGCTGCCGCTGCCGCTTGTTCTTGCGCTGCCGCTTCTTCAGCAATACGATCCGCTTCTGCTATGGCTGCTGCCTCGGCTGCTGCTTTTTCTGCAGCAACACGCTCTTGCTCAGCTGCAGCTATTGCCGCCTCTTCTGCAGTCTTAGCATCAGCCGCTGCTTGCGCTGCCGCTGCCTCTTCTGCAGCAATACGCTCTTGCTCCGCCTGGGCTGCCTGCTGGTTAGCCAGGGCCGCAGCATCTGCCTCATCTCGGATATACTGCTGAGACGACATTGTGGCAAAGGGGTCGTCCTTCTTCTCGAAGGTAAACATGGGATTGTCGGTCCTGACACCTCGGTCAAAAACCGGACGATTCATTAAATAGTCAGCTTGAGCTGCGTAAGGGCTACCCTGGTTCCTATACTGGTCCTGGTAAAGGTTGGATAGAATGCGGTCATAACCAGCCTTGTTTTGATTGCCAAACAAACCCTCATCACTCCCACCGCTTTCGGGGGGTCTCATTGGGGGCCTTAAAGGTGGCAGCTTAGGCGGTCTCCTGGAAGGATCATCTCTTCCTTTCCCAAAAATATCTTCAAGTATTTTCCCACCGCCAGGAAGCCGTGGTCTTGGTACTTGGGTATTCTCATCACGATCATCTATGCCATTATTGTTAGCATCTTGAAAGTCCATGGTCCTCATTGGCGGCATGAAGGGGCCATCTAAAATTACATCACCTGGACCTGGAGGGGACATAGGTGGAATTTGCCCAGGGCCTCCTCTAGTAGGGCTGTCTTTGTCAAACAAGCGTATGTCTGAACCATCTGGCCTTTGGCCAACAACGGGGTTAATTCCACCGTTTACAGGACCGCGCTCCATCCCTCCACCGGTAGGCGGCTGAAAAATAGGAATAGTAGGCGGTAACTGTGGGCCACGGCGTTCAAGTCCATCAACGAATTGTGAGAATGGGTTCTTTATTCTTCCATAGTTTTCTTCGGCAAACTTTCTGCTGCCGCCAGGGGATATGGGCAGGTTATCACCGCCACGGCCACCTTCACCACCCAGTCCTGGGTCGCTAAATAAGGGGTTGTTAAAAGGATTAAAAGTGTTTACGTTGCCGCCACCTGGTCGCGGGGGTGGTCTGTAACTTGGATCTCTTGGATCAACTCTTGGGCCAGCAGAACCCAGGGGAAATTCTCCATATCCTGGGCCACCAAGGGTGCCCATCATTGGAGCTTTCTGTCTGAATTGTTTTAGTCGGTCGTCAAAGAAGCCCATAACTTATCACCAATTTTTGCAAGACCAATACGAAGGTGCGAAAACGTCTTTCTTCTTCTGCACCACATCGCAGTTATGCCTTGCGCGAAATGACTTCTTTCTTGCTGGCTGGTCTGATTTTATTTTCATTTTAGGATCGCCATACCTAACCAGCTTAACCTGGTCACCTTTCTTGGCAAGAACCTTAAACTTTTTGCTGGCTCCTGGCGTCCTTACTTGTTTGTTGTAACCAGGAAAAGACTCACCCCTATAGGAGAGCCTTCCTGATTTGCTTCTCTTAACATCATCCGTGGTAGCCATTACGCATGGAATACAGTCATATTGGAGAAGGTGGTAACGTCATACTGCAAATAAATACCGTCCTTAAATAAGATACCCTCGTCTGGGACGGTGATATCTCTGGAAACGGTAGCGCTTGCAACCGTACCTATTTTTAACTGCGAATCACCGGTAATAGATGTTGTGAGAAAATTCAAAACACCCGCTGCAGAAGAGCAAACAATGTAAGTCCCCTGAAGCCTGGCTCTACCAGCGTAAATTGCGACTGCGGCGTTATTAGCCATTCCTACTGAAATGTTAGCTGCTGGCTGCGTATTAACCGCACCCGCAGTAACAGTCTTAAAATACTTGGTTCCGGTTACCGTAGTAGCAGAACCAAGCATAGTAAGGGTTTCAGTCTGAGCTGCGCCATCAATATCAGTACCTGTAATCAGAATCGTTTTACCAGCATCACCGGTCCCAGTAGTTGTTACTGTGACCAGGCGAGCATTGGTAAAAGATACTGCACCGCCATCAGCGTCAGTACCATTGATAGTAAGGGCGGTATTTGGCTGTTGGTTTGCACCTATTGAAGCAACATCTGCAGCATTAGTGTCGGCCTCAACAAAGAGGGCCGAAGCATCGCTGCCTGAAAATCTAGTGCCCATGATAAGCCTCCAATAGTGGTTTAACGCTCGACAGAGGCCAGGATGTAATCAATGGTCATAGTCTT